ATTTTATTTTGCCGTTATGTCTTTTTCGTTAAAAGCGCGGTCGGTGCGTCCTATGCACTAGGTTGATAACCTCAGCTTGCAGGTGTTGACACCTGCTTGCCAACCATCGCCGGTCTATAAGATCACTTCCGATGTACTATTTAAGGATTTGTTTTTATTCTTTGCCACTTTTGGGGACCGAATCTGCTTGGGTTTAAGTACTCAGGAGTCTCTTCACTATTGTGTGATTGACTAGGCTAGGTTAGTAATGGCAGCATTCCGAAGGTTTGCCAGGTTTTCGTGCCGTGCCATTATTTTCTGAACTGGGTTTAGCAACCCTTGTCCGGAACGTCGCTATGAACGTTGAGATTTTTGTGACATTGATTCCCTTTTGAACGTCTTTAGTACGGTTTTCCCGAACGAGACTAGTAGAGGGGAATTATTGCTTATGCCTTTCATTTTTGGTTCGACTGGCGGTGTTTACTCACCAGTCGCACACACCTTTTGTCGCTTTCCTTTGGCGGCACTAGGTGTGTCCACTTTCCGCGCTCCTCATCCCCCATGCTATCAAAGCCAGGCGTGAGGTAACGTTACGTCCGGGGTGCCAGGTCCTCGTTAACAAACTGGTCCCAAAACAACTAATCATGAGCACAACCACAGGAAACAACTTTGCCCGTGCTAACATGCAGTATACTTCTACTCGCGTTTCTGATGAACGTTTGCGCAGTCTTGAATTGCGCGCTCAGAGGGAGGAGCTTCAGCGCAAGTTTGCTAGGAAAAGGTTGATTTCTATGTGGCGCTCTTTGCCCAAGAATACTCGTGAGGCTGCCCTGCAGAAATCTCGGAAGACTAAGTATCAGTTTCTTTTCGAGGATTTTGAGGGTGAACTTGAGTCCCAGGGATGGGGCTCAGCTGCCTTTGGAGCTACTGTGGGTGTTGGAGTTTCGGCCGCCGTTATTATAGCAGCGCGCCAGCTTCAGCACCTTAGTTCCAAGGTTGCCACTCAGGTTGATAATTTGGGTGAGCAGATATCCCAAGTTGGTTCTAAGATTGCTGGACATGTGGATGCTGTCGGAGAACAGCTTACTGAAGCTGGTGCCACTGGTGCATCTATCCTTCGTACTGCTCAGCCCATTGTTGATTTTGCCTCTCAGGTGTTTGAGGCTATCAATCTTGTTGTTGAGGCATCACAGAAGATTTGTGGTGCTTTGTGGAAGGCCATTGTCCTGATTTTCTCATATGTGGTCATCCACACCACGCCTATGTCCCGTGTTTTTGGCGACCTTATAATGAGGACTGCTGCCAAGATCACAGACTTTTCTGAGCAGATTTACAAGCGCTGGCTCCCTGGCTCCCAATTGGAGAGTCAGAGTGGAGTCGGCTCTATGAAAGGTTTGTTTGGATTTGTTGCTACTGCCTTTTGTTGCACTATGCTCCCTACAGCTGGGGGCGGCGCGACCCGCATTGCTGCGGAGGTCATGCGGCGATTTTCCATGGCTGAGAAGGCTGGCTCGGGCTTTGAATTTATGTTCGAGCAGGCCTCTAAGTATCTTGGAGAAGCTGTCAATATTGTTCGTCGCATGTGTGGTATGCAGGAGCTTGATTTGATGGACGCCACGGAGCGTGAGATTCGTAAGTGGACCGCACGTGTTGATGAGTTTCAGAAGCTTGTTGCCGTTGGTAACCCCACTATGGATCAGATCAAGGAGGGCCTGCAGGTTCTTCAGGATGGGGTGTGCTTGAAACATAGCATACACTCATTCCATATGAGGAACTTCGTTGACCGCTATCTTGATAAGATGAGCGTGTGGATGCAGGCTCACCGTGGTGCATTGGCCGCTGCTAGTTCTTTTCGGCAGCAACCCATTTTTGCCCTGTTTGTTGGAGCTAGTGGCATTGGAAAGACATCCATGCTGCAAGCTTTGGCTTTGTCCGTTTTGGCCATGGCCAAGGTGGTCCCAGCCCGAGAGGCGCTGCAAAATATGTGGCAGAAGGGCACCACTGAGTATTGGAATGGCTATGTTAGTCAGAAGTGTTTGATCATGGACGACTGCTTTCAGCAGCGTTACAGTACATCGCAGACGGATAATGAGCCTATGACCATTATTCGTGCTGTGGGTAATTGGGCTTTCCCCCTGAATTTTGCTGATGTTGAGAGTAAGGGCCGGTTTTATTTTGGGTCTCCACTCATTATTGGAACCACCAATACGGTCAATGTCGCTTCCGCTGTCAGTGAGGTCATCCGGACCCCTGAGGCTGTTACGAGGAGGATTGCCTATCCTTACAAGCTGATCCTGAATAGTGAGTACACAACTCCTAAGGGTAAGTTTGATTTTAAGAAGGCTCAGCGCATTCATGATGAGCGCATGGCGAATTTGCCAGATGGAGCCACCCTTGAGGAGATTGTCTCCACTTATCCCTGGGAGGCTTGGACTGTTCAGCGGCATTGCTTCGATGATGGGCGTGTGCTTGGATCACCTGAGCCCATGTGGCCTTTGATCAGGAGAATTGCCCATGACCTCACTCAGCGCACTGATGCGCACAAGGAGGATGAGGCACGCCTTGATAGGTGGGCAAAGTATATGGAAAAGATTCCAGATAACCCGCCTGATGTCAGGCCTGAAGCCCCCCTTGAGTCCCAGGCGGACGTTGACGTTGATTCCGACGAGTATGACTCTGCAGATGATGATCCTGCCATTGCCTTTGTGCCTTATCCAGATGGGGATCCTTTCCAGGACGCAATGGATGAGCAGGCCGCAGAGGATGAACTGCATGGGACTGACTCTGATGCTGATGTCACGATTGAGATGCCGCCTGAGTGTTTTGCACTTGTTTCGCAGGTGAATATTCGGGAGATGGCGCCTGATGGGTCAGATCCTGGATTCCTGCGACCAGATGAGCTCCCAACGGAGGTGATGATGAAGCATCGCAAGTTTATGGAGCTTATGGAGAATTTTCGTGCGCGTGGCAAGAACGTGAAGTACAAGAAGCTGTGGCTGCAGTACGACGCGTATTGTGATGAGCATGGGATTGAGAATGAGGTTGAATACGTCGAGGCCCCAGACTTTGATTTCCGCTCATATTTTATGGACTGTGC